CCTGTGCACGCACGGGTGAAAACATTTGTCAAGGCTGAAAAGGTGAAACCAGCTGCTCCAAGATCTATACAACCACGTGATCCTGTGTATAACATAGGTGTGGGTGTGTATATCAAGCACATTGAACATACTCTTTATAGAGCAATAGCGCGAGTTTTTGGTCAGAAAATGGTTGTTTCAAAAGGGTTTAATGTCGTTGATTTAGGTAACAACATTTCAGAATTATGGAATGAGGTGCATGATCCTTGTTTCGTTGGTTTCGATGCTAGTAGATTTGACATGCATGTGTCAGTTGACGCATTGAAATGGGAGCATTCGATATATAACTGGTTGTATGACTATGATCCCGAACTGGTTAGGTTATTGCGTATGCAATTGAGAAATGTTGGAGTTGGATTTTGCGACGATGGTAAGATCAAGTATTTGGTTGAAGGTCGAAGGATGTCAGGTGATATGAACACAGCGCTAGGAAACTGCTTGCTAGCCTGTGGAATTGTCTATAGTTATATGCATGGTTTGGGTATAGACTACAGATTCATCAATAATGGTGATGACTGTGGTGTTATTGTGTCCAGATCCAATATTAAGCATTTAAGCATGATATCTGAACATTTTGCTAAATACGGTTTTCGTCTTGAAGTGGAAAAACCTGTATTTGAGCTTGAAAAATTGGAATTTTGTCAAATGAATCCAGTTTTTGATGGCACAAATTGGCGTATGATGCGCAAGGTGTATCCGGCTTTACAAAAGGATTCAATGTCTTTAATACCGTTCAATGATATAAAACTTCTACGAAAGTGGATTTACAGTGTTGGAGAATGTGGGTTGGCTTTATGTTCTGGTTTGCCTGTTATGCAGGATTTTTATCAGATGTACTGTCGGCTTGGTGTTCCTAGCAATATTGGTGATGCTACCTATATGGAATGTGGTGCTCGTCAGCTGGCTCGAGGGCTGGTGGCTGAGTCGGCTTTTATCAGTGATGAAGCCCGGTTTTCATTTTATATAGCTAGTGGTATACCGCCAATGCTTCAAATGGCTCTAGAGGGGTATTACTCGAGCATCCACACTGTTCAATATAATGAACATGAGGATTATATACCAATCGAGCCGCTTGATATATTGTAATCATTTCAAGAAATAATATATTATGGCCAAAAAGAAAAGTGTAAAGATTGTGGTGCAACCGCAAAATAAAAACAAAAACAAAACTAAAGTGAAGCAACAAGAGTTGACTAGGTTAGGAAAGGCTTTGCGAACTTTGGGTGGATTAGGTGGTGCAACTGTTGGTGGGTTGATTGGAATGCCATCATCCGGTGCCGCTGTTGGTAGTGGCTTAGGTGCTGCGTTGTCAAAGTGGCTCGGTAGTGGTGATTATCAAGTATCCTCCAACAGTATGGTTAGCGCCATGAAGGCTTCTGGCTCTATACCAATGATGCACAAGAATGATCAAACAGTCGTGGTTCGGCACAAAGAGTTTATTGGAGAAATTCGGAGCTCTGTCAACTATGCTGTTAGATATTCGTTGGAGCTTAATCCTGGAGTTGAGCAAACGTTTCCATGGTTATCCAATATCGCTCGCAATTATCAGGAGTATAGGTTTAAGGGGGTCATATTTCATTATGTCCCAACATCTGGTTCTGCCATTGCTAGTACTAATAACGCTCTAGGTAGTGTTATGTTACAAACTAGTTATCGTGCAACAGATACTGCTCCCGATACAAAGCGTGAATTGCTTAATGAGTATTGGTCCACAGAAACTTCGCCAGCTGAAACCACTTGTCATCCAATAGAGTGCAATCCAGCTGAGAATCCGTTTAACGTACAGTACGTTAGACAAACTGACATTCCAGCTGGTGACAACTTGTTGCTGTATGATTTAGGACGCACTTATGTTGCAGTTTCTGGTCAGCAGGCGAATGATGTTGTTTTGGGTGACTTGTGGGTCACTTATGAAGTTGAGCTGAAGAAACCAG